CCGTAGCATCAAGCACTTCTTCGTCGGCCGGTGTAACGTTCACAGGTAGCAGCGCGTTTTCTTCCATACGCACCTTGCTTGACGGCTTGTCGCTTGCAACAATGTCGAACGCTATGCCGAATATCTTTTTGGGATTTTCGCTGGATACCGGCAACGGCATAACGCATTACATTCGGACAAATGTATCATCAATAAGCCGCCTTTCGAACGGGAACTATGCTCTTTTTGCGATGTACCAAAACCCGTTATTCGGCGATGAAAACTATGTAAATGTGTTGCGAATAAGTATCACGCCTTCATCGTATTCTTGTCAAACATTAAAATCATTGTAATCATGTACGGCTCACAGCCTGAGGGGAGGTAATCTCGGATAAAAAAACAGGGAATGGTTATGGGTAATTTTACGGAACAAATATTGGTGGACACGGCGCGGGTGATGTCGCAGGAACGGAGCGTGATAAACGGGGCAACGGCGATGTTCGTTTCTCCGGTGGTTGACTTTTACCAGAGCATGAGCCCGTTCCTGTTGCTGGCTTTGGTGTTGATTGTTGCAGATACCCGCTTCGGTGTGGCTGCTGCGCGGAAACGAGGGGAGCGCATACGCCCCTCTCGGAAATGGCGGCGAGCCGTGAACAAGCTGGTGGATTACATCTGTTGGGTAACGCTGGCGGGTATCATGGGGAGGACGTTCGGTGAGGTGCTGGGCATTCCGTTGCTCTCGGCCTTGACGTTGCTGTTGGTGTACGGTATCGAAATTTCGAGCTGCTTCAACAATTATTTCGAGTACCGGGGCATAAAAAAGCGGGTGAATGTATTTAAGTTGTTCGGTCGCCGTGAGGTGGAGGGTGTTCTCGAAGATTTACCGGATAAAAACAAGAAGGAGGAAGAAAAATGAAAAGCGATTACTTCTCAATCAAAGAACTGGTATGCAAGCACGTTTACGAGCGATACGGCGAGAGTGCTGTGATGTTCCTCGACGACAAACTCATCGAGACCCTGAACGTGATACGGGAGCAAATCCTATGCGCCCCCATGACCGTCAACAACTGGCATGCAGGGGGTAACTTCACACAACGGGGTTTGCGGTGCAACATCTGCGAACTGGTGAAAAGCAAGACCGATGCAGGAAGGCTGTACCTGTCGGCCCACATGTTGGGAAAAGCCGTCGATTGCAACGTCGAGGGCATGACCGCCGAAGAAGCCCGCCGGCTCATCATCGCAAAACAAGAACTGTTGCCGTACCCCATTCGATTGGAGGACGGCGTATCGTGGCTCCACATCGACGTGTACAACAATGGCAAGGGCGAAAAGGTATATCTTTTTAAAGCATGATTATGAAAGATGACAGGATTCCGGCGATGATAGCGGTAACGATATTTGTTTTTATCGCTATCGTGATGCTGCTTTTCTCGTCGTGCCGGACGGGGCGGCAGATAGTCGTGGTCGAGGGAAAGGATAGTATAAGAATAGAAGAGCGGGTACGGGAGATAAAAGTAACCGACACCCTTTTTGTAGCAGTCCCGATGCAAAAGGAATCGACGACGGTACGGGATTCCATGTCCCACCTCGAAAACGACTACGCGGTGAGCGACGCCCGTATCATGATCGACGGCTCCTTGTATCACTCGTTGGAGACAAAACCCCGCACCGACACCCTTACACAAGAGCTGTCCGTACAAGCGAAAGATTCGATTATCTACCGTGAGAAAGTGGTGCCGAAGATCTATCCCGTCGAAAAGGAATTGAACTGGTTCGTAAGAATGAGGATATGGTTGGGCAACGTGATGCTCGTACTCATATCCGGCACGGTCATTTGGTTAGCCGCACGGCTTTTCTTGAAGAGATAAAAAATATAGGGGAATAAAAAAAGCCCCCTTATTCCTAAAAAAGTTACCACACATATTTAGAAACACCATTTTTACAAAAGGCCGGGGGCTTATAGTCTTTGCCATTTGTAAGAACGGTGTTTTTGTGTTCATAATATGTGTGGTTATGGCAAAGGTATATATAAAAATAAAATAATCAAGCGATGAAAGAAGAAATCTTTGCCTACATTTTAAAAATGGTAAGTCGGGAGACCGACCTGACACAAGAAATGATTGTCTCGAAATGCTCAAAGGCAGAAGTTGTCGATGCCCGTTATATCCTTGCGAAATTGTTATATGATGCGGGTTTTTATAAATCACAGATAGCCGCAAGGCTTCGCTTGTCCCAACGGTCCGTATTCGTCATGCTCGGCAATTTCGACGACCGTTTGAAATACAACCGCATGATGCGCATTTCTTACGAAAGAATACGGAAGATCCTCGGAAATGACCGGGAAGAAGGTTTGCAGATACTTTGATTATCCTTTGAAATAACTGTTTTCCAATGAATTATGAGTTGGGTAGCTTTGTTATGACCGACAATAG